AAGACGACGCTGTCGTCGTCATACGCATAGCCGCACTCGTGCTCATAGATGTAGCCGTCGGCGGTAGCGTAATTTGGATATACAAACGTGCCAGCATCAAAGCCCGCCGTGCGCGCCAAGGTGCCTACCTGCCAGTGGCCTTCCATGTAGTTGTAAGAAACGTAGGAGTCGTTTTCGCTTGACCCCTCTGACGGGTAAAACCACACCACTTCTGAGAACTGCGAGTTAAGTACGCCAACAACCTTGCTGCGCTGGCTATCATTAAGATGCTCAAAGATGAAGTCACCCACAGCTGACCGCAACGGCTGCACCCTGCCGTCATAAACAAAGAATCCGTTATTACCCATCCAGTAGGCTGCTTGGTCTGCGACGACGCAAGCGCCGGCGCTGATCACGCCACAGCCGCTGCCTACCTGGCTAAAGCCATAAACAAACGGCGGCCCTTGGTATCGAGCAACGTGGGCGTCAACGTCTGTCAGCAACAGCGTCTCGCCACGCATTCTGTGGCCAGACACTAGATTGCCATTGGTGGCCAGTGTGAAGCTGCCTGCTTGGTTCGTTGCCGCTGGCGTCCATGTGTTTGTGTCTTCCTGGTCGCTAAATGCAACCTTGTTACCTACACCGCCAGCGCCTAACGCGAATACAAACCGTTCTGGTGTCACCACAATTGCGGTGTTGCTTGTGGGCGCGTTGCTCAACAGCGCAGCCACAGAGGACGTGTTATTCGCCCACTGGTAAATCTTGCCGTCTGATGTTGCGCAGGCGATTAGGTACTCGCCAAATGTGTCTAGGCTCCAAGTCGTTGCCGGTGTATATGTTCCACGGTCTGGTCGTGGGGTGTTCCACGCAAACGTATTCCAGGTCAGGCCGCCGTAGCCGAGGTTCTGTACCGCATTCGCGCTGCCTGCGGTAAATCCTGCAGGGGTAATATCGGTCACCGTTGTGTCGGTGTTAATAAAGTACAGCTTGCTGTGCGTACCTGCAGCGGTGCGTCGATTACCGCCATTGTCTAGCCAGCCAATCATGGCGCGGCAGACGCCGGTCATCGCGCTTGTTGTGCGAGCGCGCCAGCCGCCTACCGGCTGCATCGCACCCTCGTACCATCGCACCAGGTTGCTGTCGCTCCATGCGTTCGCCTGCTGCAGCGCGGTGCCGTTTTTCTGCACGCCAGGTGGGATGGCTAAGCTAAGCAGCGGCATCTTGGTACTCTCCGGTGCGGATCATATCGGTCACCTCAACGGCGCGGTTGCCTACCTGCTTCGCCCAGCGGCTGTCTAAGAACTCGTCAGCTGCAAGCATGTAATCGCCAGACGCCATGTACGCCAAGCTTTTCTCAAACTTGCACAAAACTGTCAGGCCAAGGTTGAAGGCGATATCGATTATTGCGTCTTTGCGTGCCGCGTCTAATCCGTCAAACCAAACAAACGCGCGGTTCAGCTCATGCCGCACGCGAGTAATGTCATTGATCAGCAGGAAGTCTATCTCGTCATTGTCCAAGCCTAAGCCGGTAGGCGAGATATTGCGGCCAACGCCGATTGTCTCGTAGCCCGCCGAGCAAGTATAAACTTTTGAGCGCACGCCTTCGTGCCGCTTAAGCATGTCGATCAGCTTGTTGCTCATTTTTTCCTCATGCCCATTAGTTTGTCGACGCCTTTAATTCCAAAGCTGGCGCTTACTGCCAAAAACAAGAGGTACTGATACCACTCAGGCAAACTGTTAAGCGCCTCAAAACCCAACTCGACACGCTCAATCACTGACGTGTCATTCATCGCAATGGCGTAACCGACCATAAACACCGGCACCGCCAGGACAACAGTCCAAAACTCGTCTTTCCAGCTAGCCCCGCTTGCGGCGGCCATTTTCGCCTCCCAATCAGCGCCGCTTTTTATCTGCTCAAGCTTTGCGGCTTGTTTGGCTTTACCAATTTCTTGGCGGTTCTTTATGACCCCACCAACAAGATCGGTTACTGGCCCTAGCAAAGTGCCAAGCAGCGCCACGGTCAGTCGTACTCCTTCTCAGGATCACGAAAAAAAATATCGCTGCCGGCCAATGAGCGGCTAATCCGCCTGGGTCTGCAGTGGCAGTCAAAGAACCTATTCAACGGCTTGCTGCTAAAGCCGTCAGTGTTGAACACGTCCTGCCGATTTAGCGCCTCTGACATCTCTGTGCAGCCAGTCAGAGTCTGGAAGGCCTCGTTGGCAATGACGTTTTCTTGTATGCCTTTTTCCGCGCAAACCATCATAAAAATGAGCATAGTCTCGCCCATCACAGCACTTTCTTCTTGCGAATGGCCTGCGTAGCTCTCTCCGTCACAGCCTGCAAGTCCAGCGTGAGCTGGTAAACCTCTGTGTCCCAGGCGGTGCCTAGCGTCAGCGGGCCTTGGTTCTGCACATAAACTTTCGCCCCGTATGAGCAGCGTTGGTGATTACGAGATAGCCAAGCCATCGCTACTGCCTTGCGCCTTGCGGGCGGATGAACGTCCGCCAGCATTCTGTATTCGCGCAAGTCGCAATAAAGGTTTGGTTTTGCTGGGTCATATATCTTTACTGCGCGTTCTGGATCATCAACTCGATTAGCGTTTGCAATTTTGCGTCGCTGTCGCGTGCGGTTTCGTTCATCTGAGCCAATGACTGAGTAATCTGCTCGATGGCTTGGCTGTTCAATTTTCCCGTTGTGTCGGCTTCTTCTACTTTGACTTTTATCTCGGCCACCTCTTGCGCGGTAGCTTCTGCGCGGGCTTCGCTGGCCCCGTACACCATGAGGCCGGAGCCAACAGCAAACACCAGTGGTAAGGCCCACGTCGGAATAGAGACGCTTGATCCTTCGCTCATATTTGACTCCTAAACCAAAAACTTAGTTGCGATGATCGTTGCAAAAATTACGGGGTACATGCCCCATATCATCATTTCCATTCGATCCATCTTCTTGCCGCCAGATTCTAGCCGGCGGTTAATTTCTTCGTAGCGCAGCAAGCACTCTCGTTCGTGCGATTCAAGCTTTGCGATTGCCCGCTCCGTAGGCGTCATTCGTCGCCCTTACTCTTTGCCTGCCCAATGTTGAGAGCCAACAGGTCGACGAACTTTTGCGTAACGTCCATTACTGCACGACCTCTTGCTCGTTCTCGACAACCTCAATCGAGTCCTTGATGTCTGCAGCCCAGCCGGAGATTGCTCGCTCAGTTTCAATCAGCTCCATAGTTAATTTCTGCTGATGTGTGCGCAAAGCCTGTATGCGACTGACCATCGCCTGCGCCTCGACGTGCAGGTCTTCTAACAGGTAGGTTTTTTCGTCGATGGTAATTGTTGGGCGAGCGTTTGACTCTTCAAGACTATGTATGTCGTGTGTCTCAGTGACTTTTGTTTCTTCGCCCATTACCAAGGTACTCCATCACCGCTCACTGGGTTTTTGCTGAGTTCAATTTGATTAGCGACTGATGCTTCGCATGCTTCAACCTGCTCCTCACCAAGGGCTGCTTTAGCCCAAGCAATAGCGTCTGCTTCAGAAATGTCTGCGTAAGCTGTGAAGCTGTCTGCATCTGGTGCTTCTAGCGATACAGTGCCATAGCATCTGCCATGATGCTCACCGTCTGAGTCGATACACTGCCAGTGCAGTACAGTTACAACGTCGCTTAGGTCGCCGTCGGTTAGGGTTCTGTTCATTGAGGATACTTTCCATTGCATTTTTATTCTCCTTCTAATGCCGCTATGCGGGTTGTTAATGCTTCAATCTGCTCTTGTTGTTCTTGCATTGCTTTGACCAACACGCTCACAAATCGCTTGTAGTCAACTGTCAGCGGGTTATTTTCATCGTCAAGCCCGACTAGCTCTGGTACAACCTCAGCGACTTCTTCGGCTATTAAACCAACGTCTGTGCGCCCATCATCCTTGTACTCAAACATTCTTGATTGCAAAGCATTTACCGCTGCCAAGCCGTAGGTTGTGTTATCGCGGATGTTTGTCTTAAAACGTTCAGATGAGGTGTCATACGACACTACCGAAGTCCCTGTGTGGTAGCGTAAATCGGCGTTACCTCCACTATTTGCTATGTAATCCATAACAGTGCCAGAACTGTCAATCGCCATAGCGCGGTTAGTGCCAAGTCGCCATGTGAAAGAACTCGCTCTTGTTTCTGCGCTCATATACGCAGCAGCAGTTAGGTCATAGTGCTGGGTGAGATTGTTGTCTGTGCTAAATTCAGGAAAAAATTGTATGGTGGCATTGCCGCTATCACTAATTGCAAATTTTGCACCACCTGCTGATGAATGGCCTACGGCTACGCTGCCACTGCTTTCGATTCGCGCGGCTTCTGCTCCACCCGTATCGAACGCTAAAACATTTGCTGACGCTCGTCTTATGCCCGTGCCCTCATTACCGACAAAAGTGAATTGCGGATAACCCCCCGTATTTCTATCTGTTTGGTCTCCTGATACGCCTTTGATTAATGCCGCACCTGTTGCATTGCCAGCAAGTATAAGGTCGCCGCCGCTGCTGATGCGTAAGCGTTCGACTGCATCAGCCGCTCCATCCGGAGTTGTCCAAAACGTCAATCGACCCGGATAGTCAGTGTTACCCCATTGAGCATCGGACTCACCTTTAATCTTTGCGCCTACTCCATTCCAATCGGTTGCGAAGTAAATGCGACCAAGTTCTGCATTGGCTGCTGGCCAACTTGTGTCGTGATTTAACGCTATCGTCGGCGTAGTGTCTTCCAGCGTAAGAAGGTACTCAGGGCTGCTAGTCCCGATGCCCACGCTGTTTTCAAAATCTGCTGTTTGCGCAAAAACAGAACCCCAGCGATTTGTTGAAAGACCCAACGACCAGCCGTTGTCAGTTGTGGGGTAAATGTATCCGTCTGACGTTATCGAACCTTGCACAGAAAGTTTTTCTGAGCCAGCCGCCGAACCAATTTTTACCTTTTCCGAACTGTCGATGGTGATAGCTATGGCATCTGCGTTATCGTCGATACCGGGGCTAGTAAAGCTGCCGGTAAACGTCGGGTTAGCCAAAGGAGCTTTCAAAGCAATACTATTTGTAACAGTAGTAGCAAAATTAGGGTCATCCCCCAGAGCTGCTGCAAGCTCGTTCAAAGTGTCTAAAGTTGAAGGAGCACTGTCTACCATGTTTGCAAGTGCTGTCTCTACATATCCTGTAGTAGCAATCTTAGTTGAATTATCGCCGGCAGATTGAGTAGTACCCGTAACACTTGATGCGAGAGTTCCGCCGATTGTAGTGAAAGTACCAGCAGCGGGAGTTCCGCTGCCGATGACTGTATCGTCTACTGTTCCGCCAGTGATGGTTAAATTAGCGTCTATTAAGCTAGACGAGACTTTTGTTATTGCCATTTTTTATTCTCCTTAAATTGCTGAAATGATGAACGCTAAAAGTTCGACATAGTTGACATTGTAGGTTTGCGTTCCCAACGGACTGAAATTTTCATCAGTATCGGCTTCAAACGTCAACATCCCATAGTCCAAAGCATCTAAATTTTCGGCGGCGAATGCGTCAACAACATCCTGAGCGATAACACCAATACGCCACTTTGCATCGTCGCCAACTCGTGTGACCTCTTTTATGAGTCGATATTTTTTTATTAGTGGTTTTAGCGAAGCTGCGACACGGCTTTCGGCGTCGGATAAGTCTGTGATGTCTTGTTTTAGCTTTCTGTCAGAGCCGTTGAGTGCTTGGTCTAGATAGAGCGTAATCCACCGGAAGCTGCTTGTCCCCATTGTTTGCGATGAGTCGCTTGCCGAACCAGAGCCATTGGTTGGGTATAAAAGGTCGCTGCCAATACCTATACCACCAGCACCATTCGGAGAGGTGAGGGTTACAGCCGTCCCAGTTCCAACGACTGACAACCGTCCTCCTTCAAGACTCCCTTGAAGTAGAGCAATTGAAGTACCGTCACTGTTTGATGGGCGTTTCACAATAAGTGGCTCGTGACCACCATTAGTTGACGTAGTTTCGATATTTGCACCAACGACAGAACCAGTAACGGCAAATTTTGTGCTTGCAACTGTAGAATTTCCAATCCCCACGTCGCCACTGCTGTCGATATACATGCGTGGTGCGTTATTGGTACCAAAAATTAAATTTGAAGGCTCATAGTTCCACACATACATTTCGTCGGCAGATTGCTGAATTATACCCCCCGCACTTGTTGACTCCCC